AACAGATAGTGAAGGGCAACCTTTCTTTCTTTTTTCCGTGGCTAATTTTACTAGCTCACGGCTAGGTCTTGTAAACGCTACAGGAACTAGCTATGACGCATTATTCTTAAAGACGTTTTCAGGAGAAGTTCTGTCTGCGTTCCGTAAAGCGACTGTGTTTGAGTCACTGCACACAGTGCGTACAATATCATCAGGTAAGTCAGCCCAGTTTCCGATTATTGGACTTTCTAGTACCGCGTATCATACGCCGGGTACCCAGCTAACAGGTAA